CAATTGAAGGAGATTAATGATGAACGAAAAAACTAAAAGCTTTATACTTTATGGTATGTCAATGACAGCGTTTGTTCTTGCAGCTATGTTTACAATTAAACAGGCAAGTGCAACATCGGCATACAACGCAGATGTTCAAGATCATTTTAAAACTGTAATTAAAAGAACACCTTATAATGTAGAAGTTTGTTCTGAAAGAAAAGTTTCAGGTGATAAAACTGGTGATACACTTTTAGGTGCCATTATTGGTGGTGCGATTGGACAAAACATTACAAAAGATTTACCAGATGGAGCAACTGCTGGTGCAATTATTGGTGGTATTTTAGGTAATCAAAATAGTACAGCGTCCGATGGAACAAAATTAGTTTGTACAAAAACAACTCGATATAAAGAGTCAATGGATACGATCTATTCGCATTCAACAATTACATTTAACTATAATGGAAAAACTTATACAACGAGGTTTAGAAAATGAGTGGAAATAAACATAAGCCTGAAATGGTTGCAGCATGGGCAAGAGAAAATGGCATAAGAGGATTTGAATATTTAGATCCTCAACAGCGTGAAGAAGATAGAAGAAAATCTTCTCAAAAGAAAAGGTTTAACAAAACTGTAACATTTAAGCCACGTCGAAAATAATACATAATAGTATACTATTAATTAAAAGGGGCTTAACGTGGATTGGTTATCTGCTATCATAGAAAAATTTTTAAACAAACATTTTAAGCCACCACCGATCCCACAATACTTGTCAGGTAAAGGAAAAGCTTCTGTTAAAAATAAATCCTAAATAAATCTTTATTTAATTAAAAGCGTTCATTAGGGCGCTTTTTTAGACTCTTAACTTGTATAAATAGAAGTATGTTAAGATTAAAAAAATACATTTCTATGATGGAGGCTGCTGTGGATTATAAGCAGTATGGTAATTTAGATGCAATGAAAGATATCATTGATGCTAGAGGCAATGATAAGTTAACAAAAAAGATTCCTAGAAAAACTATATTAGTTAATAAGATTAAAGGTGAAGATCCGTTTATTACAAGTACAGGCAAAAGCGTTATAATTAAATCTGCAGACGTTGACTTACCTGCCTTAGAAAAAATATTTAATGACAAAGATAGAAAAGCACTACGCACTTTTAAGTTTGGTCAATATGCTCTAAGTGACTTTGTTAAAACACCTGAGTTCGGTGGAGCACCAAAAGGAAAGTTTACTGCTGTTGAAGATCGAGAACTTGAAAAAGCTCATGAAGCTCTTCAAAAACTTATGGCATCAGAAGCAGTTCCCTTTATATATCTTAAAGTTGGCAGTAGAGTTGAAAAAGTTGATGGAATGAGAACTGAAAAAGGTACTCCAAAATCTGACTTTAACTATACTTATCAGGGAAATGACGTATTTTTTATTTCACATAAAGATTATAAAGGAAATAAAGTTGCATTTCAACAATACGGTGGAATGCCTGAAGCTAAAAAATTTAATCCAAATAGTAAAGACTTAAATAAGTTTATAACTGATGCTCAAAAATATTATGCAAAATTTGGTGGTAAGTTTAAAACTGGTCATGAGATATGGAGAACTGTAAATGATGACCAAGTTTGGCAAAAAGGTCTACTTGGAAGGGATTATAAAAAAGGTAGAGGGCGAAGTAATCAAAATGTAGATGGTTTATTTTCAGGTGTATTAAGTTATAAAAACTTAAATAGAAAAAAACAAAACATACCTATGTTTGAACTAAGAGGCCAAGGTATTACGTTATTACATGATACGCCTAAGCCTACAGGAATATACGAGCCTGTATATTACATAAGAAAAGAAACTGGTAAAGCTGCATTTGGAATAAATGATGTTAGATCATTTATATATCCAATTGGAGGCATATCTAAAAAAATTATAAATGATAAGACGAGGAACATATGATGAGATTTATAGAATTTATTTCTGAACAGAAGAATACTCATATGACCCACATAGAAGATAAAGTTCTCTATGGCGGAGTTAATGGAACTCGACAAGCTATATTAGCTTTAAGATCTCTGCGTGATATGGTAGCAGGTGTTAAAGACGGAAACGTTAGTGTTAAATGGGATGGAGCTCCTGCAGTATTTGCTGGAATAGATCCTAACGATAACAAGTTCTTTGTTGCTAAAAAAGGAATATTTAATAAGAATCCTAAAGTGTATAAAACTGATGCTGATGTAGACGATGATACTAGTGGTGATCTTAATAAAAAATTAAAAGCTGCATTACAATATCTGCCAGAACTTGGTATCAAAGGTGTTGTCCAAGGCGACTTCTTATTTGACTCGAGTGAAATTAAAACAAAAAAATTAAAAGGCAAGCCGTATGTAACCTTTCACCCTAATACAATTGTGTATGCTGTTCCTGCTGGTACAGAAGCTGCAAAGAAAGTTAAGGCAGCAAAGATTGGTATTGTTTGGCATACTACTTATGTTGGTAAAACATTTGAAACAATGAAAGCGTCTTACGGCGTTGATACTACTAAATTTAGGAATACTAAAAATGTTTGGTCTCAAGATGCAATGCTTAGAGACATGACTCAGTTTACAATGACTAAAAAAGATACAGAAGAAGTTAATGGTCATCTCAGTAATTGTGGAAGAATATTTAATAAAATATCTAGTACAACATTAAAACAACTTGAAAATGATCAGACTCTTGCTGGTTATATAGAAACATTTAATAATACATATGTTAGAAAAGGTGAAGTAGTTGGTAATACTAAAACGCATGTTGATAAGCTTATAGCACACATAAAACAAAAGTTTCAAAAAGAGATAAATAAAAGAAAAAGCGAAAAAGGTAAAAGCGCTCAACAAAAAAAATTAGATGATGTATTACAATTCTTTTCATCACAAAATAAAGTTAGTTTACAGATGATGTTTGACTTGCAAAAATCTATAGTTTTAGCGAAATTAAAAATTATAAATATACTAAATAGGTTAAATAGCGCTCAGACTTTTCTTAAGACTCGCGATGGGTATAAGGTAACGGGTCAAGAAGGGTATGTCGCTATTGACAAACTTGGTGGTGATGCTGTGAAAATTGTTGATCGTATGGAATTCTCATACGCCAACTTTTCACCAGAAATTATAAAAGGATGGGATAAGCCGGGGAGGAATTAAATGGCTCGACTAAAAAACTTTTCAGAACTGTCTTTAAAAAAAGATAAAGATCTTCCAAACCTTAAGATACCTGTACAAGGTCCAAAAGGTAATTCAAAATATACTAGAATGAAAATTGCGTATACAGATGCGCCAGGAACTTCTGATATCAAAAAAGCAATAAAAGCAGAAGCAGTTCATTCTGCAGATAAAAGACCAGAAAAATATAGAAAGCCTGATGGCAAAATTGGAATTAGAATGGTTCCAATGGATAAAGAAGTTGTTAAAAGAGAAGCAATAGTAGATCCTAATGATTTAAAAGGTAGACCAAAAAAAGCAGATCCTAATCCAGAATCTCCTTATGGTATTAAACACCCAATGCATCCAGCTAATTTAAAAAAGAAGCAAACAAAAGAATCAATAGACGATCATCCAAAAGTTAAAGCAGCTCGTAAAGCGCATGCTGCAGGAACATGGAATGGTAACGTGAATAAAGAAGGTGAAGCTGTAGTACATATTAATGGCAAACCGCACACTGTAACTAACAAAAGTAAAACTAAGAACTTAAGAAAAGAAGAACAAAACGGGCTAATGAAAGAAGAATCAGTTGACGAAGCTACATGGCCAGATGAAATGCCAAATGATGTAGACGAAGCATTAAATATGTCACAAAGAATTAAACGTTCAAGATTAATGAAACGTTTAAAAGGCCGTATTGCTGTTGGGCGTAGAAGAGCTAAAAAGAAAATGGCTAATAAACAAACTTTAACAAAAAGATCTAATAGACAAGCTCGTAACGCAATAGCAAAAAAGTTAACTCGAGGAATTCCTAAAAGCGAACTCACATTTGCTAGAAAACAAGAGATTGAAAAGAGATTAGATAAGCCGGCTTTAAAACAAAGAATTGCAAGATTAGCAAAGCGTATGTTTAAAGACGTTCGTAAAAAAGAAGTAGAAAGAAAAAAAGGTTAATGATTAACTCATTCAAACATTATTTGATAGAGGAAGAAAAGACTGCATACTTTACATTTGGTCGTATGAATCCTCCTACAACTGGTCATGAAAAATTAATGAATGAGTTGTCAAAAAAATCTGGTAATAATCCATATAAAATATATTTATCACAAACAGCTGATAAGAAAAAGAATCCATTGGATTTTAAATATAAAGTTAAAACTGTACGTAAGTTTTTTCCAAAGCATGCACGTAACGTAATGTTAAGTAAAAAAGTAAGAAACGTTTTTGATGCTGCTACTGAAATGTTTAATGACGGATTTAAAAATGTAACAATGGTAGTTGGCTCTGACAGAATCAATGAGTTCAGCACTTTGTTAAAAAAATACAACGGAGTAAAAGGTAGACATGGTCTATATAACTTCAATAAAATCAACGTAATTTCAGCCGGAGACAGAGACCCCGATGCAGACGATATTAGTGGAATGTCAGCATCTAAGATGAGATCATTAGCAAGTGAAGGAGACTTCACACAATTCTCACAGGGGCTGCCACGGAATGTATCAAATGCTGACGCAAAAAAAGTATATAATGAAGTAAGAAAAGGTATGGGACTTAAAGAACAAATAGATTATTTTAATAAGTTACATTTCGAGCCTGTCTCTGAGAAAAGAGAGGCATATGTTAAAGGAAACCTGTTTAATATTGGTGATCATGTTACTGTCGTGGGCAGTGACGAGCTCGCTAGTATTGCCAGCCTTGGAAGCAATTATGTTATTGTGGAATCTGGTAATAAGCTATATAGAAAATGGCTAACAGATATAGAACTATTTGAAAAAACAAAATCAAGGCAAGACAAAGATATTAGTGATAAGCCAGGCACTCAACCAGCTGGTTACTATAAAGGTTTAAGTAAAACAACAAAAGATAAAAGAGATTCGCATTTTAAAAAACATGCAAAAATGTCTGAT